TTGACGCTCTACCCACGTAATTCCATCGGAGGAAGTCCAGACACTATCATCTTCCGTTCCAGCTACAAAAAGACCATTCCCATAAATCAGGGAATACACATTCCCATCCAGGGTTTGACGTTCGGTCCACTTTATTGTGGACATAAGCACACCGAGAAACATTCCCAATATGGAGGTTTGCGGATTTGAAAATGTTTTCTCTCCCGTGTCAACCGTTTGAACCTGGCTAATCTGGACCATATCATCCTTCAGATCACTCCATGTAATCTTCCGGTCCTTGGCCTCCGGAGTAAGCCCACTGGGGCGCACAATGTAGAAGACATCTTCATCCGTAATATCCGGGGTATTCGTAAAATCTGTTATTCGTTTAAACCCTGCCATTTCAATCCTCCTATGGATCCTGCACTACAATGCGAGTCTCATCAAACTCGGCATATTCATTTCCGGCAACTGTAATATTGGTCTCAGAGTAAGATGGAGGATCTCCCGGACTGGCAGTCGCATCCAGCTCCACAGTAATATCCCCAATCCCAGGCACTGTGTAGATCGGAGTATTCAATCTTTGTCTTATCACGTCATCTCCAATCTGCAAATTTTCTTCTGCCCATTCAACAATTGCTTCCTTAATCAGGTCATCCCCATCCACGGGGTACGTCTCTTCTGTATTATAGGCCCTGGTGATCCTGGCCCATGCATACAGCGGAGTCGGACGGCTGAATTTCACTGTTTGGGTATTCCCACCAGCGTCCGTAACATTCACTGTCTCTGTCCCATGGGATTCTATTCCGGCAGGCATATTATCCCAAATGACTTGTCCGATATCAGCATTTTCACCACCAGACACCACCGCTTCAAAGCTTTTCGGCGGCCTGCCATCTCCATCGGTGAGCATTGTACGATTACTTTCAACTGACACGGAAATAACTCCATCCACTTCTTTCAATGCATTTTCAATCCCGTCTTCAGTTGAGGTCTTTGTCTCTAGGTTCTGCTCCCTCCGGAGCCGAAGGCTCTCATCACTTTCGGCACCTCTTCCAGTATCTCCGGCAGTAGGATTATTTACATCATCCCAGCCGGACACGGAAGTAACAATTTCAGTCAGGCTATTGGCCGGAGCAGGAATGGCTCCGGTTTCATCACAGGCAAAAGATCCCCCTGAGCCCAGAAGGTCTATGGTCCAATTAGCACTTTCAACTACATTATAGTTGAGGATCCCCCCGAACAGCCGGAGCTGAGTTGTTCCGACTTTGGAAGGCTCCATATCCTGAGTAGGATCCGCTTCAATCAGGGCAATAATAGCATCCACCACCGCCTCTTCATCATCAGCCCCTCCCCCATCAGTCACATAGGAATAAGGAGTGCCGTCTATAGTGATGGTGAATGTCTCTGAGGATCCGGGGGGATCCGGGGTCAGGTAGATATCAATACATTCTGCCTGAAGAATATATTGGGAGGTCTGAAGTGAAAACAGTACAGGATTATTCGGATCATCTTCAAAACTCTCATCCCTTTTGATCTGCTTTCCTGCGGAAATCAGAGTTCCTTCGGTGCCGTACAGCACCACCCCTTCCACCTGGGTTGCCGCAGGAGACAGGCGGTCCGTTCCAGTTTCTCGGGAAATAAAATCCAAAGACTGCCCCGTGGAATTATCCGGATCCCGGCTCTTCCACACTTCTTCCAGGGCATCCCACTGATTGGCTTCCCTCTGGGAAAGGATCCCCACAATCTGCCCAAATGGGCTTTCAGCATCTAGGTCAATGTCATTGCCAAAAGATGCCTTGAAAATAGTTTCTATTTCAATCTTGATTTCCGGAAGGGTCTTTTTCTGTAGCCCTTCCGTTGTCACATAAGTACCCATATTATATAGTCACCTCCATTTCCAATGTTTCACCATTCACGGCAACAGAAAAAGTGATAGAGTACGTCCGCTCAGATGGATCATACTCCCCTTCATAACTGATTAAGTAATCTACTCCCTCAGTATTCAAAATCTCATCTTGAAGAATCGCATCTACCGCACTGAAATCCGGACCCTTTTTCAAAATGTCTGTGTAATAAGGCATCCCGGCTTCCTTATCCAGGAACCACTCCCCTTCAAACAATAGTAATCGGCACAGGATTTTTTGCCCAATAGCGGCGGTACCAGTAGCAATTTTTAGGTTTCCCTGCTCAATGACCAGGTCATGGGTTTCCGGACTCAGGTACAAGTTCTTCATTTTAGCAACCCCCTAAATTGTAATTTGTAAGCCTCCAATTGAGTAATAGATCCTGCACTGAGAGCCTTGAAATCCACAGTCTGAACTCCTTTGATCACGTCAATCAATCCTTCAATCAATTCCAACAGGTTCTTTGAGGTGTTTTCTATCTCAAACAATCCGTTATCTATCCGGATCCTGGCCCGACCGTTGGGAGCCTTTCCCCCAGGCCATATTCCGGGCATACAAAAAGCATCAGTCAGAGCATGCCGGGCAGCATCATCAGCATCCACTACTTTTCCCAACTGGCCTTTAATCCATTTGCCTATTCCGACCTCAGTAAAGAACAAAGCCACTTCATCATCTTTTCTCAGCTCCCACTCCAAAGAAAAATTATATCCAGAGGGAAAGCAGACGGGGACGTTTTGAATAATAGGCAATTCCACAACCTTATTCCGACTGGTTAAGGTTCGGACTGCTGGCTTAATAACAGCCAGTCGCTTTCCAGCAGAATAACTTTGTACTATGCCAGGCAGGGAGGTATGAAGCTGCTCAAAGCGGAAATCTATAAAATCATTCAACACGTCCACAATCTCCTTTTTCACGCTATTGCCTCTCCATTCAACCGAAAATCTCCCCCAAAATTATTGCCCCGGTACACTGTTTTTTCAACCAGGTATGACCCATCCAATGTGTCTTCACCCTGAACAACTATCAGACCATTGGGCTGAATAGCCGGATTGATCAAGCTCTGAAACTCTATGATCTTCTTGTCTTCCACAGCTGCATCACCATTATTACTATCATCAATCTTTTCCTTCACAAAAATAAGCCCAGACTGCTTGGTGAGCAGGACTCCACGGAACCGGCTGTCCACATTTCCCTTACGGAATATAACTATTTCCGCGTTGTCCTGATACAATCCTACATTGTAGGCCTTGAGTCTTTTTTCCAAGTCCATAAGAGCCTGTCGGGCGGTTCCGGCAAAACACCAGCCGTTATCCAAAATAACGCCTCCGGCATTTTCCACCCCCAACAACACCACTCCTAATGATGTGGCTATGGCTCTCAAAGGCTGGGAAATTGAAACTCCAGGTCCATAACTGAGAGAAACTGTCAGGTGCTCAAAAGGCTGATTCAAGGACCTTAAGGACAAAGCGGAAATGGAAGTCACCCATTCAGCATTCTTCTGAACAGAAACCACCTCATCAATATTCCCTATGAAAATAGTTCCAGTTCCTTCATCCTGATATCCCACAGCCAGATTCACATTATTGCCCCGCTTGAGTACGTTCTTCCTTGTGCTCTCCTTGGCATTGTATATTGTCAGGCGGCAAGTATTGAGTTCAAAAGTGTTGGACCGGCTGACCTCAAACTCTATATCCAAATCACTGATCAACAGCCCCTGGCCTCTCTCCCCAATTTTCAATTCCACCACTCTATCAAAGGCCATTGGATTCCTCCCACCATTCGACTTCATCCGAAGTCATCCAAAACAAATCCCAGCCATTCCCGAAATTATCATAAGTGATTTCATTTTCCACGCTCTCATTGGTTCTCAGGCAGATAAGGGACCCCTCAAAAGGATCCAGCAAAGCCTTGTGTGGACGGAACAGAGGAAAGCTCTTCACAACCTTAATACCTGTGAGACGGCGGCCAGAGGACTGCTCTTCAAATTCATTGATCATCCAATACTGACTCCGCACGTTCCAAGTGAGCCGGATAGATACAGTATATTCCCCCAGCGTGACAACCTGTGTAAAGTCTGAAGATTTATCCTGCCAGGTCTTGATCTGTAACACTACACTACCCCTCCGCTGGCCACAGAAACTATCACTGAATCGGGGACTCCAGCCAGCTGCTCTACCGTATAAGTTTCTTCAGGAACCGTCCGACCCACATCTACCGTAGGAGCGGCCTGCTGATCTGCCGGTTCTTCAAACTCAGTTATATTCACTGTAGCCTCTATGGCCACTGACTTTAACTCCACTTTGTTGAACTCACGGAAAGTGACAGAGAAATTAACGGATTCCCCGTCTCCCTGGTTCCGTCCGGTGGACATATTAGTAATGGCTACATTTTTGTAGAGCTTTAATCCGGTAATAATGGTAACCAATTGCCGAGCCTTCCATATTCGCTCAAACAGGTCAAAGGCTTCCTGTGCCCGATTGCTAGTTATTTCCCCTTTTTTGATACTGAAATTGGTTACCAGGCCATTCAGTCCCCCCTGAAACAAGTTATTTTGAATATGATCAGAGATATTCACCCCATTTTCCACTGGATGAGTAGTGATTACGTTTGACCTGGTATGATTTTCACTAAGAAGCAGGTCAAACGTGACTATATTCAAACCATCGCCTATGGTATATTTGCGGTTTGAGTTGTAAAATAATGTCATTTTCTTCGTTGTGGCCATCTTATAACCCTGTCTCCACCAAAACTTTCCTCAATTCGATGGTGAACGCCGCACGTGCGGCCGCCTGCATAACGGATCCCGCCGCTGCCGGATCCGATAGGTCCCCAGAGGATCCGGGAGGCATGTTAATTCCCACATCCGCCTGCATATTGATATTGGTATTCTGCTGATTTTGCTCAATCTGCCGTTGCATCTCAGCTTCAGAAGCGGCCGCCTCTGTACTTTCAGGCACGCTGAAATCAATCCCGGGGATCTTGTTCAGCCATTCCAGCAATCCTGTGAATTTCTCCTTGATGGTGTCTAGTATATAATTGACTGCTCCCATCACGCCCTCTTCAAACAACGCCCGGATGGCCCCACCAATGGACAAAAATATCTCCAGCACAAAATTCTTCATCTTGGTGAACCATACAATAACATCAATCACCCACTGAATCACCACGGCAATTCCATTGGCAATTTTGTCTATGAAAATGATGAGCTTATCTAACCACTGCCCTCCAGTCAGTCCCCATTTTTCAAACAGGGCAGTAACAAATTCAATGAGTGGAGAGAGTCTCTGACTGATTAGTTCTATTATAGGCATCAATCCGGCCATGATTCCCTGCAACACGGCCCAAATAATTTTGAATAAGGTGGTTTTGAAAAACAGCTTAATCCGGATCCACAGCATATAGAATTTCAATACCACCCGAATAATGGGCATTAGCATTTGAAGAACCATAGAGAGTATTTCAGCCAAATCCATTATGGCGGGCATCATGGCCTCTATCATATCCATCAATGCCTCTCCAAAGGCTTCCCCCATCATAATCCCAATTTCAACCACAATATCAATCAGTTGCTCAAAAACAGGCTGTAAAATTTGAAGCACCTGTGCCAACATATTGAATATAGCCAACACCGGCTTGAGTATAGGAAACAGGGCTCCCACAACACCCAGAGCCTGAGAAATTATTGAGAACAGAACAGTGAAAATCTCAGCCAAAGGGGCTACAGCTTTGAAAACTTCTTCTAACAATTGGGAAACCATTTCCAACACTGGTCCGAGTCCGGATACAAGTGCTGAGATAAGATCCCCAAGGGATCCCTGAACCAGAGTTGTAAGCATTCTGATCAATTTTCCTGCTACCGGGAGGAGCTCCCCACCGATGGCAGCCAAGAGGAGTTTGATGTTGTCCTTCAAAGTACTCATAATACCATTGAAGGTCTGAGACTGCATTTCCATGCCCTGAAAAAACATTCCGCCCTCTGAGGTCAGGGTCCGAAAAGCTTGGGTAACATCGTCTGCAGTAACTTTTCCGGCAGATACCATTTTGAAAAACTCTTCCCGGGTAACTCCCAACTGCTGAGATAAGATATCAAAAATGGGAAGCCCCCGTTCAGCCATCATGTTAAGCTCTTCCAATGATGCCTTGCCCTTAGTTTGCACTTTCCCATAGGCCAAAACAAGAGTATTCAATTTTTCAACATTGCCCCCAGCCGTATCCCCCAGCATTCTCATAACGTCAATGACATTCTCTTCAGCCACCCCAAAAGAAAGAAGATTCTGGGTTCCTTTGGACAGGTCTTCCAAGGCAAACGGAGTAGTGGCGGCAAATTCATTCAGCTGGTCCATCAGGGCTTCCGCCTTTTCAGCGGACCCCAACATGACCTCAAACTGGGTGGTGAGCATTTCCATGTCAGCGGCGGCCTCTATGGCTTTCCAACCAATAGCGGCCACAGCAGCCCCCACCCCAATAGCAATATTTTTGAGATTTTTCTTGAAGTTGCTGACCCGCTGTTCGGATTCATTCAGTTGTCTTTCATCAACATCAAATCCGATACGGTTGATCAATTCCCGGACAATCACTATTTCAAGCCCTCTATCTTGTACTCCTGGAATGAATCATATGCTGTTTTGTAATCACCTTTCATATTCAATATCTCACAGCACCGATATATATCATCCAGACTCCACTCCATCACCTCAGACAGTGGCTGTCCCCCTTCCAGCACACATCTCCAAAATGGAAATTCATCCTCAACATCAGAGCTTAACTCTCCGATTTCTCCGATTCTTTTCCAGACTTTTTCTGCCCGGACTGTTCCTTTTTGAAGCCAAGCATTGCTCCTATTCCGCCTCCACCCCCCACCAGCGCGAAAGGGGTGAATCGGTTGAACCTCATCACCTCAAACAATAGTCGATACAAATCAATGAAATTCCTATTGAATAACGCATCAAATTGAGACAGGACCGGAATAGCCTGATCACCTGCTCCACGGGTGAAGGTCTGCGATAACATCTTATTAACAAAACTGTCAAACTCTTCCTCTCCCAACAGGCTCAGGCTGTCAGAAATCCCGCGTCCAATCATACCGAAATTGATTTCAGCATCCAGCAGACTTTTTCCCTTCAATTCTTTTACTCCATCCAGCCCGCTCAATGCCGGGGCCAGGATCCGGAGAACCTGCCTGTCCAGCCTTAAGGCCGTCCGGCCGTCGAACAGATTGATATAGAAAGTATGGGATCCAACTACCACTTCTTTTGTTGTGTCACTCATCTCATCCATCCTCCTTAAGTGACTTTTTTTCTTACAGCACGTTTCCGCCGATGAACTTTTCCATCAGTCCCGTGTCAAAAATCCATTCCCGGTTGCTGAGAGAATCAGCAAGATCGGGATCCGGATCCTTGGCTATCCAAGCTTGGGCCGCAAATACAACTGTGGTTCCCAACTTGTCTGTGATCGTCAGCGGGTACTTACCCGTATTGGACAACAGATCCTGCTCCGCAATAAGAGACAGCTGATCATTGGTGCGGGAAGTCTGTTTCAAAGTAATAGTCACCCGTCCATCCCGTGCATTCTTGTTCACACGGTCCACTGATCCATCAGCTCCCCGGCTTTTCTCAAACAGATCCCCATTTCTGGCCACATTGACAAACGTACCTTCAGCAAATCCGGAGATAATCACAGGGCCAAAAGTAACTGTAACAAATTTAGGGTCATATGTCCTTGCTATTAAGTCAACCATTTCATTCCTCCTTTACAGCGTCAGCGTGCCGTTGATTTCAACTTTGTGAATTGCCCCGGAAAGAGTGGCCGTGAAGGTTACATCCGGCAATGTTCTGGCAGCTTTATCAACGGTTGAGATGTCCGCCGCATCCGGAGCGGTCACCACAATAGAGTCTACATCAATAATTTCCTGATCAGCCGCATCTACCAACACACCCCGAACCAGTCCAGTTATGACTTGAATCCCTCCATCATTAAGAGGGATTTTCCGAAGGTTCACCAGTTCACCAAAAATGGTTTCCTGCATGGTAGCCACAATCCAGTCAATCCCGCGAATCACGTCAATATATTCCCCAGAGGCAACAGTGCCATTGGAAGTGATGCTCACTCCGGCAACAGGAGTATAGATATTTCCACTTTTGTCATATATGGCATTTTCCTGAGCTGAAGTCAGTACATAAGAAGGCACTCCAGTAAGAGTCTTAAACTTCCAAGTCTGGGATCCGGCATCATAAGGCAGGGCTTCTCCCGGCCATGCAGCATGAATATACTCTCCACTCTCCGCATCATCCGCATTTGTTGTGGGATCCAAATAGAAGACTCCAACGGACCGGTCATAATTCTGATCCTGCATGTAGGAAAAAATATCATCTGTCACTGCCGGGTTGTAGGCGTCTGTATCTGTACTGAAATAGAAAAAGATTTTCACCTGAGTTTCTGCCCAAGCTGCGGCTAACTTCTCATTGGCCTCAGAGACCAGTCCCTGAAAAGTGATGGTCTCATCAGGCTGCGAAGCCCCACCAGTAATAACCACAGAGCAACTCTGTACTCCGGTTCCGGGGATTGAAATGTCCAGGGTTCTAGTATTCGTGTCCCCAGCATCAATTGTGACCACAGCATCAGTAATGTCTGACTCAATTTCAGTCTCCAATGCTGCCATAGTTTCAGCCTGACCAGTAACAAAAGCCACAGGATCCACGGCAGTGCCGTTGATCGTGAAAACAATCGAATTACTGGCCACAAAATCAGCATCAAATACGACCTTGGCTGTCTGCTCACCTAAGATGATGAAAGCATACCATTCTCCGGAAGCAATCTGAATTGCCGTAAGAGCAGCAGTCCAATCTGCATCTCCTGAATCTTTTCTTCCCACAAAAACTTCATCCACGGCCGGATTCTGAGAAAATACCGCCGCGGCGGCCAAATACACCGGATCCGTAGTTGCCCAACCATCTGCAACCATCTCAGTCAAGCTGGCATAAGTGCGATAACGGTCAAAAGTAGTTGAGGTCTTGTCTGTGTTGAACTCACTGATTATCCCGAAAGTGCCAAAATTAGCAGTCTGGATAGAGGCCGTCTGCCGGGATATCGTGACTTCAACAATTCCATCCAAAGGATTACCCATATTATTCTCCTCCTGTCTCGAATGTATAATCCCAGTCCACGGTATCAATCCAACTAAGTCTCTCAGTAGCTTTGACCGCAAACCCGAATTGAATATCCAACATTTCAATCAGGTCCCATTCCCCTCCCCTTTCCTCTGGGGATGCGGAAATACCCAATTCTGTAAGGAAAGCAACCTGGTTAGTGGCCCCAAGCTGCTGAATCTCTTCCTTTTCTATGCTCATAAGCAGTTCCTGAAGGAACCGGCCATCTCCCCCATTGGGGACTCCAGTAGATTCATTCCGACTGCCTATTTCTTTCAGTGTTATTGTAGCCTGGAAGTCCTGGACCATTTCCTGTACTCCATTTTCTCCTGGGGCTATCGGATCCCCCTCTTCATCAATAGGAATCCCTGAATCATTGACCTTGATCCCACCTTTTGTTGCCCGACCAATTGGATGAAACCCAAAAGGATTCGATATAGTCAAATACGGTGGATCAGGGCGGGGTGCGCTTTGGTACTCCTCAATTATTTTTAGGTCCCTTGCTGGTGTAGCCTCCGTATTAATCACCTTATTTATCCAACTATATACAAAATCCATCAATTCGGTAGGAGTCATGCTGGTACAGGCCCCCTATATTCCACAACATATTCATAATGGGGGATAATATTATTTTGCCAAGACCTCAATGCTATTACTTCCCACCGATCCTCTAGCCAATAGATCATATCCCCTTTGTTTTCTGTTCCCTGTTCAGCCACTTTTAATTCCGTGTCGGTAAACAATTTCATTTTGCCCAGATTGTCTTCGCCCACATTAAGATTTTGGGCCTCAAATCCACTGAGGGGCTGAACTGATCCCTCAATAAACACATCTCCGCTTGGAGAGGCAACCCACAATCGGCCTACATAGGCCCCAGTTTTGTTCTCACCAGAAATATTACTGTGAAATTCAGCAAACTCTTCATATCCCATCAGACTTCATCCTTGTGGGTGACAGAGTTTCTCATGATGGCTGTATCAATCAGAGGTTTGGAACTTCCCTTCATCAAAATGGTCCTGGGTTTCAACGGGAGGAATGTTCCAAATGAAATAGACCGCTTGATATAATACACCATCTTTTCTCCTGTCAATGCAATCAACCTTGCTGGGGACAATCTCCCATCCAACATGGTTCCATACTGACTGTCAATAAAATCATAAAACTTCCTTTGATTCGCATCAAAAGCATTTCGGGTGAAGGGTCTTTGGGGAATGTTCCGCCGGGGGGATCCCAATTCATGAACAGCCCCTCTGGCTGCCACGTCCGTCTCCGGGGATCCCCCATGACCAAAAAGGCCCACCTCAGTAACAGCCCCGTTGAGCTTCAACAGATCTTTTTTGATCTGTTCCCACCCCAAATCTTTCTCAATGACCTCACTGTGTACAGGCAACTCCGCCTCCTGTCAATCCTACTGCCGGAATATTCCCATTGATCAATCCTTCCAGCTGCCGACCATAGTGGGTCTGGCCCAAATCTGCATCACCGCCCTGGGCTTGGGAATAGCTGATGGCCAGTCCTCCTTCCCTCTTGCTAGAAGCAGCCCCGGGGGAACCTGACCGGCGGTCCCTGAGGGTCATCATATGTGCCGCCCTCAGAGCAACCGCCAGATCATAATTGACTCCAAAGAAACATGAGGACGTACGGCCGGCCGCCAAGCTCAGAAAGGTTGTCTTTCCAGCATCAGAGGCGAACTGAGGAGCAATAGCATCCAAAACTGTACTAGCACTCATTATTCCATTTCCACCTTGGGTGAAGCAACCTGAGTGGCCTTATTTGTTTTGCTTTCCTCTTCTTTGGTTTTGGCCTTCTCCGTCTGGGCGCCCATCTTTTTGTATTCCTTCTCCAGCTCATTCTCACGGGCGCGGAGAATAGTCCGGGATTCGTCACCCTTGGCCTGTTCCAGCATTTTCCTTAATGAGTCCAGGTCATATGTCTCCCGGGCCAAACGTTTCACCTGGGCCGGATCCATCAGATCAATAGTGGCCGAAATCTTTTTCCCATCCTTCTCCACGGTATAGGCTTCAATCTGACCACTTCTGATCTTACCTTCCAAAATGCCTTCAATGTCCTGATAGAACTGGTCCGGGACATAGTTCACTCCGGGCTTAAGGATAACCTTACCAACCTTCCGGCCAGCAACTTTCTGTCCCTTTTTGTTGGTGACTCCACTAGCTTTCTTCATCCGCGGAACGATCAGGATCCGATTTTCTTTCCATTCCAAAAACATTTCCTTTCCTCCTCTTCCTTTTGTCTTGGATTAGATACCATCTGCGTAAGACACAGACAGTGGATAGTATACAATCACGCCGCCGGAGCGGGAGTGAATAGGCACAACAAACTCCATGTTGTGCTGCTGGGGAGCAAATTGCTCAATGGTCTGGGGTACTTCATAAGTCAGGTTCATGGGATCTTTTTTATACACCATCATCCGATCATTGGAATCATCAGCAGATCCGGCATCAGCCAGCTCAACCAGCCAGTCAATTGTCTTGATGTGGGGGTTGTTCTCCAAGAAGTATTTCATAATGGTTCTTTCAGTGTCCCCAGTCATACGGGTATTCGCAATCAATTCATACTGATCGATAGGCAGCAGCATGGTATCCGGAACTTCCCGACCATTGGTGGAGTCTATAATGCCCGTTACAATGCCGCTCATATCCGCAATAATCTCATCGGGAGTTTTGCTGGCCCAGTCAGTGGTCCCCGCGTCTCCATCAGGCAAGGTGTACTCAGTAATACCGGGATAGTCGATGAAGCCCTGAAGTCCAAAACTATCATCGCCATTCCACGCAATATCATTGTGTTTTTCTTCCTGCGCCCTTCGGGCAGCGTCAGCCCTTCTCTGATCCAGGTTCTTGCCAGCCATCTGGCTTTCCCGGATTTCCTGAATGGAATATCCAAAACTGTTACCGATAGACCGCACCTTCTGAGTCACTTCTTCCCCGTACACATCCGCACGCGGAAAGTCATTGGCATAATCAGCCACGATCTTCGCAAAGCCAATTTTGGTATATCTCTGGTAAGTGATCTCCCTGGCTCCGGAATTGGCTTCAGTGGATACCGGAATGAGTGCAGCATACTTCAGGTCTTTGTACTTAGTGTCATAAGACCGGGCCTTGATGTACTTCAACTCCCTGTCAAAAAAAGCAGACTCATTAGCATCCAGCCGGAAAGGGTCATTGTGTTTCTTCATTTCTTTCCTCCTCTTTTAAGCAAAAGCAATTTCGCCATAGGTCATAGGGGCCTGGCCCTGAACCCGGAGCTCTGCATTGCCTGCGGTAGCCACATCTTCTGTATAGTACCCTGTAAGTTCCTCACCGGAAGTGCTGAACTTACCAAGGTTGGCTCCCTCAGTAGTAACTACATAGGGAGTTCCATTGACACTTACAGCTGCAGCCGTCTCTCCCCTGATCCATCCGTCCACCATAACATTGACCGCGTCCTCTGCATCATACGCAGCAGAACTGTCATAAGGCATTTTTTGAGTGAACAGAGATACGCCCAGGAATATCTGTCCTGAACCATAAGTGATAGTTCCGTCCGGCTGTCCGGACCCACCTACAACGGCCTCAGTCACAGCTGCAGTCTCACCCTTCACACGAATGAGCAGGGTCCGATTATCCGTATCTGTAGAGTCCAGAGCAGCTTCCACCCCCTCCAAAGCCTGTACTGCAGCCAATAACAGGTCCATAGTATTATCATGGCTAGAAGCGTAAGTAACATCATCTGCAGCAACGGTATTCACCGTAATGGTGATGACGTTACTGGCCTCAAAATCAGCATCAAAAACGATTTTGCCCACATCGTTCTTGTACCCCCAACATTTGCCGTCCTCACCAATATAGCCAAAGACAGGCAGGCCAAAGGCAATCTCTTCCTGAGCAACTTTGCTCTCTACCCGGGAATAACTCCCAGATTTCATACCGGGGATCCCCCGGTCCATGTCTCCATAAGCTGCCATCATTTCTCTCCTTTCCAGCGACCGCTAAGTTCTTTTTCATATTCATCACGCTTGGCATCCAGGTTCAATTCCGGATCCGGCTTTTTGGAGTCCAGAACGGTCTGAATATTTTGGTCAGCCGCCGCATCAGTCTTTTCCAAATCTTCCCGAGCAATGTCAAAACGGACATTGATATATGTCTCATCTTTTTCATCCAGGTTCAGATCGGGGTTGGATTTTCCGATAACTGCTTTTTTGATATCCAGATCAGACATACTATCCTGGACCTCCACGCCAGCTTTCTCTGCTACCCGGAGCAGATCCAGTCTGGCCTTGACAGCTGCGTCAATCCGTTCCTGGTCGTCAGCAGCATCCTTGGCTTCCTTCAAGTCTTTTTCAGCTTTTTCCAGCTTGGCCTTGAAGTCATCCCTTTCAGCTTCCAAGGTGGATATCTGTTTGACAGTATCCTCCTTGTAGACGTTAAATTCATCAGTTTTCGCTTTCAGGTCTTTCTGCGCTTTGTCCATTGTTTCAATGACCTTGGCCTCTGCCTGATAATCCACGCCATCAATTCTGGTCGTTTTCATATGGTCCTCCATATTATTTATTTCACCAACGCAGAAAGCGTCAGCAGAATCCATTCTCATGCGGGCAGCATCTCCCGCCCGGGCCCGATCAACGGCAGCAACATGGTTGTACCGGATCCGCCTCTGTATCCCATCATAGGGGATCCCACACCAAACCCCAGGGGTGGGATCGTACACCATAGAATAACCGGCAGACAATTCCTGACGACCATCCATGATATCCTGAATTGTGTCCGGATCCGTCCAGGTCAAATCATTGGCCAGGTTGTATCCATCACTCAATTTTTTCCCGTTCATGTATTCAGGATTCTTGGGCATCATGTCTTCCCAATTGGCCGGGTATGAGGGATTGTCCCCAGTCATTCCCTTCCCGTACTTGGCAATGTTCTCTGCGGTCACTCTTTCAGGGGGGTGCATATTGGTCAGAGGGATCCCCTTCAGTGAAGCAATGGAATCAGGGTGGAATACCTCAGAGGGGTGCCGCAATTCCCGGCAGACAGAGCCGTCTTTGTTCTGGTACAGGAAAACCCCCACACAGGTGATAACCGCCCTGCCTTTCAGATAGCCGTCATCAGTAAGATCAAACCGGGAGGTCATCCAATCAGGAGCCTCTATGCGGTCAAACCGGGTTTCCTCAGGGAGCCCCTTCAGATCCGCTGAAAAAGAAGGGGTCAACTCATCGGTCCGCTCCGGTCCGGACCCGGGGTTGGTTTCATCAGCAGAATCCTTCTTCTTTTTCTTGGTTCCGCATTTGTCCTCTTCTTCAAGTTCCTGATCTTCTTCCTCCGGGATCTCTCCGGCAACTCTCTTTTCTTCTTTCACTCATTTCCTCCTGGTAAGATACAATCATTGAAGGACTGATAATCAGTATTCTCAACTAAGAATTTTCTTGTTCTCAGTGGAAACCTAGCTTCATAATATGATCCAGATTCCATATCATCTGTTGGGATCAAAGGTTGTTCCCAATATCCATTTGCTCTGGGGGTAACAATTGTTTTTGGAATATTACGTACCAGATTTACCGTAGGATATTTCACCGCATCATGATATAACACAATATCAAAAGGTTCTGTCGATGGAGTTCCGTCAATATTTCTGGCCCATCCATACACAACAGTTATGGGAGGAGCATCTTCGGTCCCTACAAAATCATACTCCAATGTCAAACTCTCAAATGCTGGGGTGGAGTTTCCATCATCCGAATACAGATATACTTTTGTAGTCATAACTACCGGAAAACCTTCAATTGTGAAAGATGCTTTGGCCGCTTCAGCTTCAGCTATTGTGTTAGATTGAGGATACCCACTAGACACAACCCAATCTGATGTGTCAAAATAATAATCAACCGTTCCTTTTGAAAAGGTAAGTTCTACATCATCTGAGCCAGTTTGTTCCACAACACCGGAAATATTTTCCAATCCTTCATGCAAGATTGTTTCAGAAAAAATAATTACCGGGTTGTCTGTCGGATATCCTATATCCACATTCATGTTAGCAGTAAGTTCATCAACAATACATTGAATATTTGTATCCGGAAATATAATCATGAATTGTCCATATTCTTCCCCATCAACAGAGAGACTTCCACAATTTGAATTAAAGGTTGTTACGTCATTTGCTTGATCATATGTTTCATCTGAGACAACCCAAGCTGATCCAGACCAATATAAATAATCTCCGGATCTTCCTATCTGAATAACATATCTCGGAGATCCTGACTCTATGATTGAAAAAGAATTGAAAAGCTTAATTGTTCCAACTCCAGTATGTTCCATTTCTGGCAAGATTATAGATGACCCTAAATAAATTGTATTATAAACATCCGACCAATCCGGAGTATAATTTGATGTATGTTGGACAGTATCAAAAATTAAAACACTATCAATGTAACTGTCCATTCCAGAACTGGCACCAATCCTGAAAAGATTATTTTCCGTTCTTGTACCTGTATTTGAATCTGAATCTTGTAATTGCCCATCAATAAAAATACGGGCAATCCCAGCAGTAGCATTAAAATTAAGTTCTACTTCGTAATATTTTATTGTAGAAGGTGTCCATACAAAACTCATATTAAAAAGTAGAACTCCTGAAGAATTATATACATAACATTGGAAAAAATTAACATTATGACGTAAATGAATTCTGTCTACTGTACTTATATTTGATTGAAAAATCTCTTGAATAGCAGGAGCATTGCCTGTATAATTTGGTTTCCACCTAATTCTGATACATCCTTCCTGAATCATTGATACCAAATTATCGGTATTGTATTCAACGTTAGCATCCCCGCCTGTAAGATCAAGTTCGCCACCAGAAACAGAAGCATTTCCATTTAATGTTCCATTGAGAGTACCTTCTCCCCAATTTAGATTTTCATCCAAATTAAAAGAGGCATAGGCAATAGCATTCGCAGGACGTTTATCTATTTGTTGAACTTGCCCGCCTGGGAATTCTGCCAAATTAGAATCATAGGTAAACCCTGTATCATCAGCAAAATCCTCAGTAAAATCAATATCATCCTGCTGGAGTTTAAGTTGGAATTTATCCCCAACAATTTCAATCTTATCTGTGTTATAAACTGCCGTATCTAAAATTGTATACGTTTTAGGAATCCCCAATTCATTCCTCCAAAAATAAAAAAAGGTCAGATCCAGGAATATGCCAATTTGGCTTTTCCTGAACCTGACCTTTGTTCCTCAATCAGTCAGATTTGGTAATCACAACACAACTGGGAAGGGTTTGTGATCACTATCTTAATAATAACCCTTTTTTTAAACTACGTCTACCCCTTCGCATATCTTTTTCCTCAAGCTGGACATGGTACGTGAGGAAACCGCTTGCGCCGCTCAGAAAATATTTCAGGGGATCCAGATTCATTATCAATTTGAATAGTCACCCGGCCAAACTCCACCTCCTGAATCTGAGATCGAATCCAACTTACTTGCTGCTCAGATAAAATACGGTACCTTTTCCGGCTAGCATCGTTAACCAAAGCCTTGGTCACCACGTCAGTTTTATTACTTGTAGCTGATATCTCAATGGTCACTGTTCCACTCCGTAAATATTCAGCCTCATCAATAAGATATCTCATCAATTCTTCCCTGATCTTCATACTAAGCAGCCTCCCTGATCATCTGATCAGCTTCTTCAATAAGAGTGGACCAGTTCGGGAGCCCCGTACACCGACATTGGATTGGTTCCCCCGGATGCTCCTTAGGCATTCGGCCGGTTCTCTTCACCCACTTGCCCTTCCAATACACAGTGGAATCATCCCACCGGCAGATTTCTCCGCTCATGATATAATGAGATGGCACGGCTCTTTTGAAAGGCCCTGCCGGGTTCCCCCTCACTCTCTCATCTCCAGCCGTAGTCCAGATATAAGTAGAAATTCCGACATTCATCTGCCTTTGACGGTTCAGCACTCCATTCAACTTGCCTATCTGATCACGGGCAAGACGATCAACCTGATACCCCTTCAGGTTCCTATCCAGGGCATGGATTTTCTGGGACACGCTCTGTGACGTTTCCCCACGTTGTACAGCATCCAGTATTATCTGATTCAGGTCTTTGATATATCTCTGCTCCAGGCTCCGTATAAGCTCATAATTCCTCATGGCCCAGGCCTCTACAGCAGAGGATATAAACGGATCGGTCATATCATAGGGAGTTCCCAAAATCCTTTTTGTCTGTTTTTTCCACTCTTTACTGTTGAAGGATTCAGCACGGATCCCATATCGTTTCACCTCACTTTTGGTATTCCGCCCTCCAGATCCGGAAAAGAACAACAGATCCAAAGCTCCAAAAGCCAGGAAGACCTCTGCTATCTCTTTCAATACAGCGGTCTCTCCTTCATTCTCTTCCACATCTGTTCTTAAGCCATCCTGATTCTCATCCAACCAATACTTCAGATTGGGCAATATCTCCTTTTTTGTCAGATCGGTAAAGGAAATCATCATATTCCGAACATAATCCCGGTATGCTCTTTCCACCGCCCACGGATAAAGCCAGGGGAGCGGAGCGGGAGCCTTGGTGCGGGCCCGGTTCCCAGCATTCATCTGCTTCCTTTTCATGGCCAGGAGAGTGAGAAATGCTTCCTTATTCGAGGATTTCTTTAGCTTCACTGATGAAGAAGCTTCCAAAAGCTGTCCCGCATCAGATCGGAACACGGCTGAATTCATTCTTCTTCCTCTTCCTCACCCAACATAGAAGGGGCTTTCTTTGGCGGAGTCTTTGCCGGTTCCATTTCTTCTTCCGGTTCCTGAAAGGGCTCCACCTCAGTCTCAAAAGAATACCCATCCACAAATCGGCTTGTGAATACCTCTTCCGGAGTAAGCACCGCTTTTTCCAAATAAATATTGTCGATATCAGCCTGAAGTTTTCTCATTTCCAACATTTCTTTCTGAGTGGGCTGGTACAAGGGGTTGAACTCAATAATGGGATCTGCTATTTTCAACACTTTAGCAATAAAGCCCACCAGCATCTGCAATGGCCTTTGCAGCTTATTTTCCTGAACTGAGGATACCATATCATAGTAGTTCCTCATATCAAATTCACCTGTGGCATTCTCCCCGGCAGGACTACGGCCGAAAAGCTTGGTAACAGGGATCCCTGATACCCCAGCCAGAAACATCATCAACCGATCCAACACATCTGCCAGCCCTCCCATATTGGCTGAGTCCCGGGTATAATCCTCATTTTCCCCCAATAGCACCGCATTTATCAAGCTCTTACCCATATTAATCAAAGTCAACCGGCGGATAACCTCATTCTCTCTTCCCTCTGCCAGCATCTTGGCCAGGTTCTCCAGCTTATACTTGCCAACAATAAACTCCAACATGATATTGGACACACCCTGCTCCGCAGCCCCCAGGTTGCTGATCCGATCCCATATAGGCTGCAACACACTCATACCCCAATAATGATTCCAGTTATCTTCTTTAGCATAATTTGGCACCATTTCCCCTTTGAACACCAGGCACCGGGACCGGTGGACCCGAAAAGTCCGGCCATATTTTGGCTGGATATCAAAATACTCAGGCTCCCCAAAATTGGGGTCATTTGGGTCTCCTATCAAATTAGTTTCAATTAGAAACACTTGGTCCCGGGAATAGACCTGCAGGAAGTCAATACTTTTGATACTCCCTTCATTCAAAGGGTCATCTAAGTTTCCGCCATCCCGATACCCCGCAACTATCAAAGATCCTCCATACAGCCTCATCCAACACAAGGCTTCATGGAAGGCACTCTTGGCATGCAGCTGATGAAGGGCATCCAATATCTTTTCAGAGGGATCCCCCGGAACGGTAATCCATTTCCGCGTCATATCATCGGCCACAATCTTGACTATTCGATTCCCCAACCCATCTCCCATCCACAAATCTGTTAATGTCTGATTAGACAAAATCCGATAGTCAGCTGTAGTAGTATATAAGCTCTTGTCGTACTGACCACCTATTCCAGCAAACACATTCATCCAGCCATCGGACCGATTGACCGACACGCTCCATTCATCCCTTTTTTCTTCTTCCATGTTCTCTTCTCCCTATGCGGTGTATAGGGCATCAGAATACACTGAGCCCCCTTCTTTCCACTCTCTCAGGAGTGACGCAACTGAATCAGGGGCATCATCGGGCTCCTGTCCAGCAATCCATTCAGTGACCTGGGCCATGTATTCCTCATCGGTCTCATCCTCATCCCAAATTATATCTTTCCAATACTTGTACAATACTATAGATATTTTGGCCATTTTGTTCATAGATTCATCGTACCGCTCTACGCTCATCCCCACATCAGCAGCCTCCAGCATATCAGCAGTGAATCCTTTGTCAGGGTTGGTTTCATTATACATACATTTGACATGATATTTGTTATACCACGCGCTGAGGTGCTGCTTCCAGTCTTTCACATTTCCGGAATACACTTTGCCAATGCCCTGAATCTTTCCGTCCAGTCGATCCTGAAGGATTGTGAAGGCATTAGTGTGATCCCCATCAAACGCAGCATCCAGGTGAGAAACGGGGGCGGACGGGTTGGTGCGCCAATCCCATTTGCCCATCACGGGATCCTTGAACAACGCATCCTCACTGGCTACGTGCTTCAGGAGATGGTTAATTGCATACAGGGCTGGGGTGGTGAGTTTCTTCTTGAGTTCCAATTCCTCCAGGGAGAGGATCTGACAATCTTCATGATAGTATTTCCTGGGCTCCGGCAGGACTTCCCAAGCATCCTTTTTGTGCCACGGAGTCCCCGTGGCCATGATGGGCTGACCCGGTTCCAGAACATTGGTCTGCAACTCCCGGATCCCGTTCTTCACTCTTTCCCGTTCCGCCCTGCTCCACCTGTCTTTTCTGGTAATAACATCATCCACCAGAATCTTCTCATAATGCTTTCCTGTATAGTTCCCATCAATACCGTACCCATCAATATTTCCCTCAGGGGTCACAGTTCCCTTGAAATTGAATATCAACTTATTGTCTCTGTCAATTTGGGCATAAGGAAGAATGCCATGAGCGTATTGAAATATGCATTGGATTTCAGGCAGCTTCACCACTGCTGAAATTGTCTTTATTATGTCACGGGCATCTGTGGCTGTTTTTCGTATGATAGCAATACGATCATTGGGGTGAAATAACAACCACCAAATCGGGCCTACAATATCTAGGGCTGTCGTTTTGTAGGTTCCGCGGGGAGCCTGAAGGGCAACAGATGTATAGGATTCCCACATATAACGGATCCACTCTGAATGAAGCTCCTTGAGGCGGGTCTTTCCTATCGTATGTCCAAGCAAATGAGGCCACTTTCTGATTTTCAGCAAAATATCATCATTCATTTGAAACACGTGGAAATGTTCCCCCTTCATCTCTCCCCGGAGTCACGTTGCGGGGCTCTTGTGAAAAAATGGATCCCAGCTTGTCTGCTGTCTCCTGGGTTATCCGATGCTCATGAACAGAAAACTCCTTGAACATAGTCATATATTTACCCAGTGTGTCCAGAGCCTTCTCCCGATTGGCCAATTTCATCACTGTGGTTTTGACATCGGCATCCTTGCCATAGTACCTATCTTCAATTCCGTCTATGCAACAATGCCACTCCCGGGGGATCTTGTTCAGAGGAAGAGCCTTGCGATTGTCGTCAAAGAAAACATCCAATGGATAAAAGGCCCTACGATAGTACACATCAATGATTTCCTTCTCCATTTTCTCTTTCTTTTCATCCAGCCAACGCTCAAACCACCTGCGCACGGCTTGTTGAATCTTATCACTTTTTAACCACTGAGAAGCCAACACAGCAGCGGAATTATACGTATATCTCCCTTCAGGCATTACAGATAATATGGCCTGAGTACCATTGTGGCCATTGCTCACATATTCAGCGCAGAATCGGATTTCACGGGGTTTCAATCCCAATTCTTTCCAATTATCAATGAGTTTCTTGCAATATGACAGGGGAGCTTCTTGTTTTTCGGGCGGGAGTGGTGTGTTATTGGTGGTACTTATACCTTTTATATTATCCATACATGGAAAAGTATATCGCTTTTCCATGGACACGTCTATAGGGAAGGATTATTTGTTTTTACATGGAAGCGGTTGTCAGTTCGACAGATTCAGGCATTTACGAATTCCCATGAGATTACATGGAAGGACTGGACCCCCACAGGCCAGCCTCCTCCTAATCCGGACGGGTCAACGGATCCTGTCAATTCCCCTATCCTTCCGCTGCCGGATATACAGGGGAATAAAACCAAATAAAAACCAGCCTTCCCAATAGGTTTTGACCAACCCACCGTTTGAAACCTTTCTCCACTGCTTGTAAACAATCATATACCGATCCTCCATGCAGGCAGATTACAAATGAACCAATCAATTGCCTGCTTTCCTCTGAAAATAATCATATTGTCAAACACAATATAGGCCTGATCCACTTCCCCATGGCCACAACAGGCAAACTTCACCCCGGGGATCCGGCCTAGACATCCATCATGTAATTCTTTGGTGGGCTCTTTCCCACACACAGGACAAGGCCGTTTTCCAACCTCCAACACCTTCTCCTTTGTATCAGCATAAACCCATTCTCCCTCTACCCAAATTATTTGGTGGCCGTGATATTCGCTTTTAACCATCTGACCTCCTCTTCCAATTTTTCAATTCGATTTTCCAAACGCAGAATATATCCAGTCAAAGCCAATCTCCCAGGGATCCCCAATTCAAGTCCTTTCTTTTCCAAGGCATCTAATCTGGCACTTTCCCATTCAACTTCTTTCTCATATCTATGAGCCAGGAGCTCATCATAATGCTCTTCAAACCCGGGGGTGTCCTCCAGATCCCAATGAGGATCTGCCTCCCACCCTTTCTTCAATTCCTCAATCTCTGTTCTGTCCATACTTTTCTCCTTTGAAAGGGGGCCCATCCCCGGTCTGAGGGACGGGCCCGAATCTGTCTTAACACAAAAGCCTATAAATGTGTTAGCGTTTCAACCCGGACACCTCCTTTACCAGCTGTTGTAATTTGCTGGATTTGTTCATTCTTATTGGGACTACTTCCGATCTATCCGGAAGGCTTGCTCAAATCCAGACGTGCCAGAATCCGCTTTTTCCTGGAGGAGGATGTCCTGCATGGGTGCTGATTGATAAATGAAAACTTATTTATCCATTTTTCAAATTTAGCACGTGACGGCTGTATAAAAGGCCGTTCGGGTAGGAGCACCTCTCCATTTATTATTCGGTGCCAGCATGGGGCTTTCATATCGAAGACCCATTCTTCAGGATTATTATAAACCACTCTTTCAAAGTGGTCTCTCTCCACCGGAGGAAATCGGGACAGGAATGACGCCACATCAAGTGTATTCCAATTGACGTAACGGAGAATCCCATTATCAACTAATTCACAACAACAGACCCCCGGATTGTATCTGAGGAAAGTCTCCAAAGAGTAGGAAAAATCAGGGGGGGAACGATCTATGACCTTTGTTGTCATCACAGTAAGATCCCTTAATTTAGGCACCCAGAACCTCCTCCTGATTCTCAGCATTCAGCTTGATCAGGTCATCAACGTCTCTCAGTTCCTGCTTAATCTCAGCCAGCTTCTTGATAGAATCCAGATTCCCAGATACAACCTGTTCCTGGGCTTTTTCCAGTTTTTCCTCCAGCTCAATCTTTTCCTTGTTGAGCAGGGCGGTCATCTGATTGAAGTTCTGCTCAACCAGTCGGCGTGTACGTCCCTTCTTCCGTTTCAATTTCGGATCTTCTTCCTGATTATACAGTTCCTCAAATAGTCCTTTTTCCTTTGCCATTATTTTCTCCTGTTTATCCGCCGGGATTCCTTAATCATCCGGCATTTTCTTTTCCGGGATTTCTTCCCGGGTCTGCGCTTTTTGGTATCCCAGCGATCCCGCAAATAGGTCATCACCCAGCCAATCTGCTTTCCCCGCCTATTCATTACAGCCCGGGCACGGCTCTGGGGATATGGTTTATTTTTCGGGGTTGGTCCCGTCTTCTGACGGGGCTCCAGGTTCGGCACTTTCTTTTGGCTCACTGGATTCCTCCTTTTCCTTGGATTCTTCCCTGGCTTTTTTCTCAGCTTCAGCAGCTTTCTTCTTGGCCTCCAGGATAGCCGCATGCGCTGCCTGAATCCCCTTCAGAACGGCGGACAGGGCTTCTGTGGTCACCTTTCCCTTCAGATTCCCCTTGGCAGCCTCCTCCAGGTCTTTCCTCCACTCCTCATTTTCCTTGGCTGCAAGAGCAGCATTGTATACCCCGGGAGCTCTCCGGCCCCAGGATATGAGGGCATCAGCAAGAATGGCCATAATCATTCCACCATTCACCATTTTGTTTTCCAACAACCACAGGACCCCTTCAGCTGCATTGTTGGTCTGGAGCACTACCAGAGTCAACAAAGCGGTCAGCTTCTCTGAGCTTGTCCCGAATGACTGAAAGAAATCAGGAGCACTTTCATCATAAGTATACTCCAGATTCAACACACCTTTCTTCATCTTTACTCTCCTTTATACAAACACAACAATGCATGTCTTTTGGCTTCATCTTCATTGCTATGTAATTCCATATCTGGCTCCTCCGGATTCCTCCGAAAATAAAATGAGGTTCTGACTACCTTGTTGAAAGGAAACAGGCCCCCATGAGTGGAGGGAGAAATCCAGATACAATAATCATTCTGATATATCTGAGTGCCTGTAGCCGGGTCGCTGGATTCTTTGTTGATCCCCTCAATGGCTCTCTGAAACAACAGAGGGAGAAGACACTTGGTCCAGGCAGTACATGAGTTCAAATCTTTTATGGAAAACACCCTGCCGTCCGGAAGACTGATGTTGTGACGGTCTACAATAGCAAAACCCTCAGCCCAGTTGACCAACCAAGTCAAAAACTGTTTGTCTGCCCGCTTCATGACTGATCCTCCAACACAGCTCTCCGTACGGCCTCATATAGGGGCAAATGCCAATATTCTCTCTTCAGGCAAAGGAACCCCATATTGCAATATTTGTCATAATTAATCTTCACATCTCCCTCCTTAAAACTCAAAATTGATTTGCTCCGGGAATGGGGATAGGAATAAAGCACTTAATATCCGTTAAGTATTTATCCAACTCCCAACTCCTTTTTCATTCTCACTGCTTCTGAGAAGGACATATCAGCAGGATCCCCGGAGGAAAGGTTGATCATCTCAACTTCCTTTTTGAGAGAAGCTAATTTCAATGCAATCTTCCGTGCCTTCTTTTGGGCAGCAGGTTCCGGGTCAAATAACAGGAAGATCCTATCAAATACCGCCATCTCCTTCACTTGCTGATCCGGAACAGAGGTGCCGAAAGTACACACAGCCCCATCCCCCAACCTCCACACATCAAAGACCCCCTCCACAACCAGGATCCCGGAACCTTCACAATTGTTAATATTGTAGAGAGCGTGCTTGTAATGGGACACTGATTCATCCAGTCGAGCTCCCTTGTATTTCACAGGGGAGTCAATCACTGTCCGGCCCTGATAGGAAATCAGCCGACCTGCTCTGTTATAGATGGGTATAATGATTCTGTATTTATAATCCCCTGATACGGTTCCCCTAATGTGATATCTGTCTTCCAAATACCCCGGATCAAATCCTCTTTTCTTCAGGTATTTCTTGTGTATGGGTTTCAGATCACCCCCGGGGAGATCCACATGGGTTGCTGTTCCGAACCGAACCGAACCGGATCCAGAGGCCTGCGTTCCAGAGGAAATCCCCCAATAGGAGTTCATCAACTCCTTGGCCTGAGGAACCCCGATGGACAGCAGCTGAGAGAGCACCCATGACATGGAAGCTCCTCCACAATTCCAACAACTGTAATATCCTTTGTCTAAATTGAAACCCCCATACCAGCCAGAGTGGCCGCAGAGGGGACAATGAACCCCAATCCAACCTGGGAAGACTTTGTTGCCGTCCGGTTGCTTGCAAGGGATAGAATAATCATTTAACAATCTAACTATGTCAATTTTCATTATTTACTTCAATTCCAGTTATTCCTTCAAAAATCTTCTTATCAAATTCGGGAAGAGAAGCCAAATACTCAACAGCAACCTTCGGCATGTCTTTCCATGCTTCTTCTTTCTGTACTTCTTCAGCCTTCGGGATTGGAGTCTTTTTCCATTCTAATCCACTTTTTAGATATAAATATTTAAGATTATTAAATTCAGGATGCCATCCATTCAATCTCCTATACAATTTCAATTGGATTTCTTCCCACCGTTCTTTCTTCACTTTTTTGTTGAACAAATAATATTCATTCTTTTTGTTCAAGCAAAAAAGTCCTTTTGATATTCCAACAGAATTTAAAATTCCATAGGACGAATTGACTCCGTGGGAATCATTGACTCCGTCGGACCAGTTGACTCCGTGGGACAAGTTGACTCCGTCGGACCGGTTGACTCCGTCGGACCAGTTGACTCCGTCGGACCGGTTGACTCCGTCGGACCGGTTGACTCCGTCGGACCGGTTGACTCCGTCGGACCGGTTGACTCCGTCGGACCGGTTGACTCCGTCGGACCGGTTGACTCCGTGGGACAAGTTGACTCCGTCGGACAAGTTGACTCCGTCGGACAAGTTGACTCCGTCGGACGAATTGACTCCGTGGGACAAGTTGACTCCGTCGGACCGGTTGACTCCGTCGGACGAATTGACTCCG